TTTGAATATAGCTGTCGTTGGACAGGCTAGTGCTGCTGTTGTAGGTGAGTTGTGGGTTGAGTATGATATTTGGTTGCAAATTCCTCAACTTCAATCACAGTCGCTTGTTAGTGATGTTTCCGCTGGACAATATTATACCAGCGATGGAATTGACGTTACTCATTTGTTGGGAACGGATGTTATTGCTGAAGACGGAAACGTGATCATAAGTCCTGTTGCGAATACTGTGACTTTGACACATTTACAACCCGGACAATGGTATTTGGTTAATTACATAATTGATGCTACTACTACTTTAACCACTATTCCTACTATAACCATTGTTTCTGGATTTGATGTATCTAGTGAGGTCATCCAGTCGGTTACTAACGGAACGACTAAGGCTCAGATGACTTATTGGATGCTTGCTGATTCGAATGTGGCAGTCATCACCTTGGGAGGATTGACTGTTGTTACTGGTGGAACTGCGGCGTATTTTAGCATAGCGCCTTTCCTACCAATTATTCCTGCATAAATTTGTTGCTGTCGTTATTCTGGGACGACTAATAAGATTACTGGATTTTTAAGCTTTAACAAAAGCTGCGAACACGCGCATGTACGTGACTAGACTATAAACACTGTATTGAGTTAAATGTATTGTTCATCAATATTCAGCGGATCCCATTAGGACCAAGGTTTATGATAGCTAAGAATTTTTCAGAAAGTTTGAGGGTAAGCTTTACCAGGCTCCTCTGTTCTGATTCGTAGTCGGTTCATCGCACCTAGGATGCGAATTCCGAATTCTAGTATCACACATAACCTGGAAGAGGGAAAAGGTGGATGTTTGATGTTTTCAAAACAATATCCTGCAATGGCAATACAACTGGCGTCGACTCCATATGGAGCCAGTTTTGGTCGGGAAAGCCTTGTCTTGGCGCAACCCGTATCATGAGACGGAGGGTCTTTAAACCTAGGGAATATATTATCCCCGTATTTGTAGTTGTGAGATTGTAAGATACTGCTGTAGACGGAGTCTTTATGACTGTCTGCCCCGAAGTTCTGCTCCGTATGATTGAAATATATCGTACCGTCCGGAACCAGGGATGACATAATCTGTCCTTATCTGAAACGAACAGCGTTCCAATCAAATAGTTGAAAGCTACATTTCGATTGAATTTATATTTTTACGACCTTGTAGTAGTGTCTTTAAACCTACACGTTATCTGTGACGGGATTGACCGACATCAATCTAGAAACAGTACCCATGGGATAGGGTTTCTTTTCCTGGCAGCGAACGGCCAAGATAATTTCATCGTTCCACCCCCACGAACCAGCTAAATAAGAATAACAACATGTCTCAAAATATTAAGAAATTTGAATTGATTGAAAATGATATCAAAATTGAAAGTGACGTGTCTGTTGAAGGAGATGATTTGTTGGAGGGTATTTGTTTGGTGTGTGAATATCCAATGAGGCATTGCATGTGTTATGAACGGAGGCCGAATTCTCAAGAGGAATATGATGATGGAGAAGATTGGAATATTACTACGAGCTCGAGCCTCAATCAAAGTGATTCCGGATCGGGGCGTTCCACGTCTTCGTTTCAAGAGACGAAGAGTTCTGAAACCGTATCTAAAAACTCAAGAAATTCTTTGAGCGAGTCCTGTGATCATTGTGGTAAGCGTTATCACACGCGTGAAAAATGTTTTGAACTTAATCCTTGTAAGGAATGTGGTAAGTTAGGTCACAGTGCAAGTCGTTGTTTTAATCGCAGTAAATCGAAGAAGCAGAAAGGTGAAGGAACTCGTGGTTCCAAGTCGAGTTCTTTGTTGGATAAATCTTATCAGGATGCTGAAGATAAGAATAATGCTATGATAGATGCTTTGATTGAGGAGAACGCCAATCTTAAGGAAGCTATGAAAGATAAGAAAGATGAGGTGAAGGAAAAAGATGATGATCTTAAACAAATGCATGCCAAGCAATGGCGGTTTTCTGGGTTGGAAAATATTAATTTCATTCCCCCTAAATTCACTGATAAACTTCCCCCAATGCCAACATTGGGTTCCTTAAGTTTTTCGAAAGAAAAATTTTTCTCATTCTTCAAGAATGTGACTGAACCTGTTCCTGGGGTTGCTGAACTTGAAGAGATGTTGGAAGAGAGAGATGATGAAGTGTCGAATGTCGATGGGGAGACTCTCGTTCCTTCTGAAGAAGAAGGGAAAGACAGTTTCTCAGGTGATTTTGATGACATTAATTTGTCAAATTTTGCTTCAGATAATAGTGTTGTTGATCCTTATTTGTCTGACGAGATGCCTATATTGTATAGTGACACTGAAGAAGAGATTCCTGAATTGTATGATGAAGCTGAGGATTCTATTAATCCCGATCTTTTCGAAATGGTTCCGGCTCCTGACACCATTACTGATCCTGATGAGGAATCTGCTTTGAGTTACACTTTCACTTCTCCTATAGAATACCCTGATATTTGGGCGTCTGTTAATGCTGGACGAAAAATGTTCTCGTGGAGGTTTATATGTATGTCATTGTGTTTTGTTGTGTGTTGGATGTGTGTGTTTTGTGTTTCTCTACCTCTTTTTGTTGGTTGGGGCATTGCATTTCTTGGTCCTTTGGTTTTTGGTTGGAGTTTCTTTTCAACAGTTACTGGAGTGTTTGTATTGTCCTCAACGGTTTTCATTATTAGTTTTTCTTATAATATTTATTGCTTCATTTATGAGATATTGAAGTTGGTTTTTCTAATGGTGAGGTGGAAGAATACCTACACCTTTAAAGGCAGCTTGCGTGCTGACATGACTGATTTGCGTACCGACAGTCAGATTCGTTCTGAACTTCGCCACAAAGATGCAATTTATGCCAAGTTTACTTATAGCCGGAGATTGCACATTTCATATACTGCCAATTATAAGAACACAGGTGCTATCACAAATTTGATTGCTCGGTGTTTAGCGTTTATTATTGTCTCATTGGGAGATTTTGTTCCTGGTTGGCTTCAAGAATTTGATCGTGAAAATATTGTTGTGTCACTTGAAGCTTTTGATCAAGCAAAAGAGTTTATGAATACTGATTTCACTTCTAGTGATGCTGTTGCTAGTGAAAAGATTAAGACCGCTCTTAAGAAGATTGGTACTATTTGGTTGAATCGACATTTGAAGTCAGATCCTATTTATATGACTAGCTTTTTGGTTTGGGCTTACTTTAAGAGTAACCAGCAAAAAGTCGAATCATTACCTTTTCACAGAGCCCCCGCAGTAATATAAGGCGTTTCGCCTTTGGATACCGCATCAATGAAGTAAAACTTGCACACTTAGGCGATTTGCGCGATGATGTACAAGTGATACCGAAAGAGATTGATGATGTACCTACTTACCGACCGGTTGTCGGGGTTTCTTTGGGAGTTGACGCTGGCTATGCTTTGCCTCACGTCGACACGACTAACCCATTGACATCACTCGGGGGATTGGGAAAAAGGCTTGGGTTCCGTCCGCCTTATCCTATTAAAGTCAAACTTAGAAAAATTAAAAGGTTTACTCTTCGATGGTGTAAGCGAAATCTTACTCCACTATCACCTTATTCAGATTGCTCTTTCGAGACTTGGATATTGAATGCACCTTATCCACAGAAGCGAAAAGATCAACTGCGTAAAATATACGAAGAACAATGTTGTAGTGACCCCTACTACAACGTCTATTTTCTCAAAAAGAAAAATGGATACAAGGATACGGGAGTTAAATGTTTTATTAAGGATGAAACTTATGATGAATACAAGCATTCACGTGGTATCTATTCTCGTGAGGATGTATTTAAGATCATGGTTGCACCTATAATTAAACTTATTGAAAATGAAATTTATACAACTTTATATAGTGATAATGATTATAATAGTTACTTCATTAAGAAAGTTCCTGTGTCTGAGCGTCCTGCGAAGATAATGGAACTTTACACTTCTGACGCTTTTTATGCTGCTACTGATTTTACATCTTTTGAAGGACATTTCAAAAATCAAATAATGAAGTCTATTGAGTGTGTTATGTATGAGTACATGATACAATATTTGCCCCAGGCCGACTTTTTCCGTGATACTTTTATTAGAAGCATGCTGGGACTTAATTATTGTAATTTTTATTATTTTGTTTTGAAGATCGAAGCTACCAGGATGTCTGGAGAGATGAATACTTCGCTCGGTAATGGATTTTCAAATTTGATTATTATGCTCTTCATTTGTGAAGAAAGAGGCTTGAAACCGCCTAGAGGTTTTGTTGAAGGTGATGATGGTATTTTTCGATTCCTCAACAAGAATAATGTTCCCACTATTTCTGATTACGCTGAATTAGGTTTCACAATCAAAATTGAGTGGCACAAGGACTTGGCTACTGCGAGTTTTTGTGGCATTGTTTTCAATGAAGAAGATTTACATAATATTACTGATCCGATCAGTACTCTTCTTGGTTTTGGTTGGACCACACGCCGATATAGTCGTAGTAAACCAAAGAAACTTAAAGAACTTTTGAAAGCTAAATCCTTCTCTTTATTGTATTCTTATCCTGGTTGTCCAATCTTGCGTAGTTTGGCAGAATATGGTCTTCGTGTTACTCAAGATTCATATTTCTTATTTAATGACCAAAATACTTATGAGAGAGAAAGAACACAATCAATGATTGAATATATCACTCGAAATCCCTCATTTTCAAAGATTACTATAGGTATGCAAACACGCATTTTAGTTGCTGAAAAATATGGCATACCTGTTGAGGTTCAATTTTTATATGAGAATTATTTAGATTCATTAACAACAATTCAGACCTTGGATTGTGATCTATTATTGCCTTTCATTCATCGAGACGTCTTGGATTACTCAATAAGATATGTCGACGATGTTGATT